CTTTTGTAGTGACTTATCTTTATCTAATCTAAAGATGAAGTTCATAATATCTTTTGGTTTCAATCCATACTTAGCAAAGTCTGCAGAATCCACAGTTGAAATTAAAGTAATATCGTCAGCAGGGAAGATGTCCTTTGGTGACATCACATCTGAGATTGTGGCAACATTTGAACGTGAAGGTCTGAATGATGTGGCGGTATCACCTTCAACACCACTTTGACTGTCGTGGTGGTCAGTGTGAATAACGAACATTGGTTTACCGTGAGCAAAGTCAACTAAGACTGGCATCGTATCACCTGTAGCATCTTGTTTCTTAACCGCAAACTCCTTATCACCGTATTGGATAATCTCAGCATCAACAACTTTGATACCATTGTCTTCCAAATAATTCTTCATCGCCAAAGCCGTTGTTACCCCATCCAAATCTTGGTGGAAGTAAATCTTCGCCTTTGGATATCTTTTGGCTAACTCACCAATGTTACGTAATCCCGTTTCTTTTAATAATGTTTTCATCTGTCTATAATTTAACAACCTCCATCTCTACAGAACATCTCATAGTCATCTTTCAACCTCTTTGGGTGACCCCAAATACCTTTACCATTTAATATTTCCTGTGCGGCTTGTTTATAATTTCCTTTTGTGATTTGTTTTAATACCCCACTCTGCATGAAGTTAGGACGACCTCTATTATACGCCATATCAATCAAAGCAATATACATACCCTTAGTAAGTTTTCTATTTTCAGGGTCTTCACTTTGCCAATCTTTTACAGTCTGTGCAGCATCGTTAATGTCTTCTGCAGATAATCTATTGGCCTCTTCCTGTGTCATTTTGTTAAGATATTTTTGAATAATGTCAGGGTTAGTTGTACCATAACCAATAGTAAGTGTCCCTTTAGGTTCACCAGAATTAGGGTCATATGGTTTTGGAGGATATCCTGCTTTATCATCATATACAAATGGTACAAATTCTTCCAACCCCCTAACATGGTCAAATACTTCTTGACCAGCAGGTTTACCTTCATACCCATACCCAAAGTCAACTTCACTACTCTGTTCACTCAAATACACATTTTTTGTAGCAGTCTCATGTAAAGTTAATATCCTTTTCTTCTCTGACTCAGTCATTCTATATCTTCTCATCAACAAAATCTTTACTATAAATATCCTTAACAAGAAAAAACCCCTTATCTTGAAGGGGTTTCATTTGTCAAAGACACACTACAAGCCAATATGTTATCAAACCACGTTCTCTGTGGTCCACTGAGTTTGTTCTTATCGTACCACCTTACCTTGTTGTCTGTCGTGGTGATTATCAAAGTCTCACCATCAATCACTTTAATGTTTTGAATGCTCATCTAATACAATTTCTAACTGCTGCTGTTCCAGTTTATACTCTTGGAGTCTTTCTTTGGCAACGTCACAATAGTTCTTTGAGATATCACATCCCATCCATGGCCGTCCCAATATCTCAGCAGCTAAACATGTTGTTCCTGAACCGTTGAATGGGTCAAATACCAAATCTTCTTTGTAAGACATAATCTTAATTGCTCTGTATGGAATGTCCAAAGAGAATGTTGCCTTAGTCTTCTGTTGTGTGTCAGCAAAGTAGTTCCATTGACCGAAGACCAAAGACATAAAGTCTTTCTTATCTTTCTCATCATAAACCAACTTCTTTCTAAACTCACCCTCAATCTTCTCGTTTGGAACCATTTGGTATTCACCTTCCCATTGAGGTGTTCCCTTTGTTTGTTTCTTTGGAAGATTCTTATACGCTAAGATGACACACTCTTTCGGATTGTAGATGTATGGTGCCGATGGACTCATCCAACTACCCCACGCAGTTGTCTTACTTCTATGCGGTGAACTCTCTTCCAAATCCACAAGACCGAAGAACCCGAAACCCAGTTGTTTCATCACCATCCAAATCTCTGCTGAGAAATAGATACGACCACCTTTCTTCTGACGGTTAATTTCATAAGGAATGTTCACCGCAATGCGACCATCATCTCTTAAGACTCTGTAAGCCGCACTCAACCACTCACGAGTGAACCTCATATACTCGTCAAAGTATTTATCGTCATCCCATGAATCGTAATCAATACCCACACCATAAGGTGGTGAGGTAACAATCAAGTCCACTGACTTCTCAGGCATTTCATTCATAAACTTCACCGTGTCTGAACAGTGAATGTCTCCAATCAATTCTTTCATTTCTTTCATTCTCCTCCGTTAAAAAATCCTGTTAGGAACACCATAAGGGATATCGGCCATAGTGTGATTACAAATATTCTTTCACCGAATGTGAATCTTTCACCAGCAACTTTACCGACCAACATCTCTAAAAGAAATGCAACCAATACTCCGATGAATAGATAGTTAATTAATATAGCCATTATTCCATTGTTTTAATTCTGCGTTCCAAATACCATAACGCTTTTTTCAAATCTTGTAAAGGTGGATTGTCATCTTTCTTTCCACTTCTGACAATATATTTCAATACATTGAATAGGTAGGCATCTTTATCAATACCTGTCGCTTCAGCAATCTTCACCACCTCATACGGATTCTCTTCCCCACCGTAATGGTCGGGATGGTTAACCAACTCTTTACTCATGTTAATCTTGGTTTTTTAGTTTGTAGTAACCATTAAATTTCACTTCCTCAAATAATCCCATGTCAACACCCCTGTTAATCACTTCTTGTGTTTCTTCAATAGTCTTTTTAAGGATGTATTTAGCCAAATAAGTAATATGAATTGGTTGTCTCATCTTTGGAGCTAATAATTCGAAATCAGATTTTTGTCTACGCATTTTCTAACTTTTTTAAGATTTGTTCTTTTGAATGTCCTTGTTGGAATAACTCAACAAATTCAGAAGACCATATATCCATAATTAACGCGTCAGCATTGAAAAGTCGTGGTAAATCCTTCTCTTCCACCTTACAAATTAACTCTTTCGTTAAAAATCTTTTGTTGAAACCCATTTATGTTCTGAATTAAGTCTAACTGATGTTATATATTCCATGTTCCACTCTCGTGGAGATATCAAAGATAAGAAATATTTTCCATTATTTCTAATATATAAATGATAAATTTCACCAATAACAGGTTCAAAAGAATAATTAGAGTTGTAAATCATTTCATTTAACTCAACCTCACTGATAAGATGATTATATTCATCTACTAACTCTTTATATTTTGCGTTAAAAGTTTTTTGAACCCTATTAACACCTCTCTCTTTGAATGCACCAACATCATCTAGTTTTATTACGGGTCCGCTTAGACTAGTCGCATAGGGTAACAAAGAAGCATTGTATTTTTCTTCCTTTTCGTCCCAAACTATATTATCCGGCTTTTTCGAGTTTCCATACATATTGTCTAATCTTTTCACCTAATAGTGAGTCGTTTGGTGTTTCTTTAACCAATTCATAAATGTAATCCGTGTCCATTTTGTTTGTATCCATTTTTATAATTTTTTAAGGTCTTTTAGTTTAACTGTCTGAAAAACATAATTCATAACTTTTCTTTTAATCAGGGATAGTAGACACCCTTCTATAGGAAAATTTTGATTTATAGAAATTTCAAATATCGGTGCTTCTTCTATAAGTTCATATCTATAATCTTCATCCCATGAGTCGGCGTTGGGGTGAAGTTTATTACTGTTTTTATATAAATTGTTTTCATAAATTATTTCTGAAATGTCAGAATTACTTCCCGAGTAAATAATTTCAGTATAACACTTATTTTCAAATGCACCTTCGGTAAGTTTAGTTATTTTAAATTGATAAACATAAAAATTATTTTCATATTCAAAATAAAAAAACCCGTCACCTCTTTTCTTATTAATCAATATATCTTTATTATTTATCGGATTAACACTGATACTTTCATTAATGATAGACCATAATGACTTAGCAACCATAAAAAGTTCTTCAAAGGTTTTAGAAGCAAATTTCGCGATATCTAATATTTCTTGTCCTTCTTCACTGTCTTTGAAACGAATGGTATTATAAACTAAATCCGTCAATAAAATTTCATCGTCTATATCGTCAGGCTCTCTCTTAAGTGTTATGAACTGGCCGTTTTCTAAAACTCTTTTTGCACTAGTATATAATAGAGTGAGTTCCTGAAAAGCAGGGTATAACTCAAACTTCTCTAACTTGTCTCCTGTCTTCTTAACATAGTCAAGTATCAAATATTGTTTGTGCTCAAAATCTATTGGGTCTTGAATA